CGCTGATTGCGAGCTGCGCTGCAGGGGGAAGGGCGTTCCACCGGGCAGACAGCTCTACATTATTAGGGTCCGGCGCGACCTCGAATATAACGTCGCCGACAAAGTCTACTTCTTGGAAGAGTTCTCGGCCATTATCTTGGACGCCAGCTTGCCCAGTCCCTGCAGTACCTTCGGGTCCGACAGATCCAGCATCTTGTCCAGAGACGGCTCCCTGTCCAGATCCTCCTGCTCCATCTCCTTCAATTCCTTCGACTTCATATCCTTGGCTCCTAAATATCCGCGCAAACGTGGTGTCGTAACTCTCGTTGAGTGAGTTTGCTGTGACGACAGGGATGCCGTCCGCATCAACCTCTAACTCGTCGCGCAGACCGCCCCATAATTCTTTCTCAGGATACCATAACAGAGCCTGCAAGTCAGCAGTAGTAACATCGATACCCCGCTCGGAAAGTATCTCGCGGGCGCGCTGCCCGACAGCCTCGACCTGCTTTCTCTGCGTGCCGTTAGCAATTTGGTCTAGGGGCGTAGACAGATTAGATTTGATAGCTTTTGCTGCTCGCGCCCATGTTGGCTGCAGCTCTGTGGGGATGTTGGCTGATCCATAGGTTTCCTGTAGCCGCTTATATTCCTTAGACCATGCCGTTATTAAACGTTTTGAGTAAGCAAGCAGCGCGTCGTCCGTCTTTCCGTACTCAGCCTTCCAAGGCCCGGGGGCTTTAAGCCCTGCAAGATCAGACAACAGCGCCTTACCCTCAGAGACTTCTTTATTAAGACGGCGCGTCTCGGCGCTAAAATCTTTCTTTGTCTGGCCTTCAAGTTGTCCGCCGCTCTTATGCGCCTCAAGAGCGGCCTCGGAAGATGCTAGGTCAGATCGAGCCGCTTCAATAAGATCTGGCGAACCCTGCTCATTTGACCGGGACTTCGAGATCGCGGCTTTTAACCTGCGCCGCTGTGCGGGAACCGCATCGGGCTGCCCGATGCTCTTACCTGTTAGACGGCCCCAAGTGCGGCGCATCCACAAGTCGATTGTCAGCGGGTCAAAATTTCCGTTGAGGTTCTGCCAGAACCCATTGCCGATCTTAGGTCCGAGCGTCGAAGATCCGTAGACCACAGCATCCTTGGCTGTGTTACCCGGCGGGCTATACGGTATACCCGCAGCCTTCATCTCCACTTCCCACTCCCGCACTGTCTTACTAGCGCGGAACATGGCATCTAGCGCAGTCATACGCTCCGCAGAAGTGTCTCCGGGCATAGCATTAAGCATCGGGAGAAACTTCTCGAAGTTCTTGCCCATCGCTGCTTGCTTGTCTCCGGTCCCCCACTCCTTCTTCATGGAGTAGTCGCCGGATTTTATACTTTCCACCATTTCGGAAAAAGCAGTGTCTGCGGCTACACTATTGGCGGCGACGTCTAGGTTTTGTGACGTCACCGCCATGATGTAGGTGAACGCAAAACGAGCGTTGCTGGCGGTGCCGAAGCCAGCCTCGGCTGCTGCTGCATCATCTTGCAGCATCGGGTATTTAATAGACGCGACGTCCATTGCCCGGAGAACGGCTTCTGAGTACCAGTCAGCGGCGTTACCTGTACTCTCAAGGGCGAGCTGCGCTTCAGCAGCCGTAAGCCTGCCGAGCTGATTTATCTGCTCTTCGGATAATACCTCAGTGAAATCAATTATGGCGTCGCCGTCGAACTGATCCTCAAGCCACTTCGCAGCCTTCTCGTTAGTACCCAGCCGTTTAGTAGGCATTGCCTCGGGTCGGTAGATCGGGTTGATCCGGGCCGCTTCATCCGCCGTAAGGCCGAGAGCTTCTGGATCTTGTACGGTAGCGCGTGCCTGCTCTAACGCACCGTCAGGCGCGTCTTGGAACAGGAGAAACCCGTCCCCCTCACTACCTGTGAACTCAGCGCGGACGGCGTCTGCGCTATCGACCGATAAAGGGGTGGGCTGGCGGAGGGTGATACGGCGGCCTTTATCGAACTGCCCCCTGACCGTGAAGTCACTCTCAAAGTTGCCGGGGTCTGGGCTGAGTAGCCTAATAGGGACAGAGGTATACCCAGCAGCGGCTAGGGCGGCCATACGGTGACGTCCTTCATGCCCTACAATCGTGCGGTCGCTGTCTAGCCGGATGTACGGCGTCTGCCTCTCAGAGGCAAGGCGCTCGGCGTCCAGAGGTCCGGCGTTCTCTGCAGCTTGTTCTGCCGTGTACGCAGCGTCCGTCAAGCCCTCCACAAACTCCTGCGGATTCACAAACGCCAGCGAGAACAGTGGGTCTGACTTAGAACTGATGCCCCTATTCCACAGGTCGGTCACATCCTCGAGCAAACTCTCGAACCGCTCAGGGGTAAAGCGAACCTCCGTGGTGGAGACCGCAGAGAAGCCGTCTTGGTTCAGGATGTTGGGATCAGCCGGGTCAAACGCGCCACGGTTAAACGTGGACTTGATCTGGTTGGGGCTGAACGTAACATAGCTAGTAGAGCCCGCGTCCTCGAGGGCGTTCTCATATACAATACCATCATAACCAGCCTCCGTAAGCATCTTAGTGACAGATTTATGGCTGTTAGGTGTAAAGCCCGCAACGAGGTCGTTGTCCGCCGGTCCCTGCGCGACCATATCCTCTATCTGTGCGGCTAACTGCTGCTCCCCCCGGCTGTTTAAGACCGCAGCTACTCGGCGGAACATTTCGTTATCGTTTTCCCACACACCACCGTAGTCGTTCTCTTCGCGACCGACGTCGAGGGGGTTCTGAAGATTCAGATACACAGGAAGAAGTTTAGTTTCCCCCGCCGCTTTTTGCTTTTCCGAGCGGCCAGCCAGCCGGTCATTCGCCGCTTGGCTTGTACCGAAATGTGAAATTGGTTTGAATGAGTCGAAGTCCGTCCCCGTACTGTGGTAGACGACCAGCGGATTGCCCTCGGCATCGACGACTTTACTCTCACCAAACCATTCCTTGAAGCGCGGCGTCTGAGTGATGTCTCCGCCAGCCTCAGCAAGCTCTGCCTGTAGAACCTCTGTAGATACGCCGAACTCTTTGGCGCTCTGCTCGAGGGGGTCCATATATTCAGCAGCAAGGCGGTCGTAGGTGCTCTCCAACCTGCTCGCGCCTGCCTCAGTAAGACCACCTGTAGGAGCTAGCGGGTTCTCACGCCGGAATAAATACTGCAGCTCAGATCCGATACCCTTACCCTGCATCTCCTCTACGACTGCAAGCTCGGTCCCGTTCTCGCGTCCTTGTATGTAGCCGACAACGTCCTGCTCACCTAGATCGGCGTTGTATGCCGTCGCGTAGTAATCCCCGTTGGCGCCTCTGTGTAAAACGACGTCATCCAGCTCGCCGACAACCTCGGCGTCTTTTGGGAGCATCCCGTACATATCACCCATACGAAGGTTGGGTCTGTCCTCTGCCGGTATCGTTCGACCTGCAGGATCTACGATATTGCGGTACGCAGCGAAGCCACCTTCCTGAGTAAGTCCGTCTGCTGCTGGTTGTGCTGCAGCGGGTTGGCGTCCACGGATACGCACGTTCTGTTCTAAGAACAACTGATCTGCAGTCACACCATCCATATCGTCGGCTAGTGTGTTGTAGAAGCTATCACCAAGCTGCGCTATCTGATCTATTTCCGCGTCGGTGTATACTCCAGAACCCTGCAGAGACGTCCTGATAGCAGCCTCAATTGGTTTCGCTGCTGCGTCTGCAGTGCGCTGTGCCTCAAACTGCCCCAACAGCGTGTCGATATCCTGCTCTCTCTGCTGAAGATCCTGAGCCGCCTCAAAACTGGTCGGCTGCTCTGGCGTCTGACGGATGTGCTGGGATACGGCAGAGAAGTCGGGTGTGTCCAAAACAAGGAGGTCTGCGACGTTAACATCCACGTCGCCGCCAGCCTCTACTGCCGCGTCTAACTGATCTGAAACTCCTAGCTGCTCTAACTGATCTGGCGTCAGAGTGCCTTCTTGGAGCAACTCAAGTACCTGCTCCGCAGGTAGAGACACCGTCTGCTCCGCCTGCATATCAGACAGCACTTCCCGCATTTTTTCAGGGGAACGTACCTGCGTTTTAGTAGCGTCAACCGTCTCTTTTACGGTCTTAACAGCGGTATCAAAATTACGGGCCTGATCCCCACGGCGCTTGCCCGGAAGTGCTGCAGAAACAATACCTCCAACTATACCGCCGACGCCGCCCTCATACAGTAGGTTGTCGTCCCACACTTCGGCGTTGGGGTCGTACAGACCAAGGGCAATGAGGTTGTGAACAACCCCCTCTGAAATTTCCTCTACAAACTCTGACCCTGCACCGAGCAAGATCCTTTGAATCCTATTTAAGTCAAGTCCGGGTATACGTTTTAATATATTGTCTAAACCTGTTTTCTCAAGGACGGCAGTGACAGACCCGCCGGAGAGAATAGCCAAAGACGCCTCTGTGCTAGTCGGATCTACTTTTGCTTTCTCTAGCTTATCAGCTTGTTGGTCAGCCCCCTGACCAAAGAGGAAAGCAAAGGCAGTCCAAGGTGCTACTAGATACAATGTCGCCTGAGAAATAAACTGACCCAACCCCCCCGCCACATCGGTGATAATATTCTTTTCCGCGTCGGCGGGGCCTATATTTTTAGCGACAGCCTTTAGCATTTCTCCGGGGTTCTTGAGGACGCCTGTCAGGTTTAAAGATCTAGGGAAATATGCATCATCGCTCATTACGCCCTTCACTACGTTGTCACCGAGTATTTTATCAGGAACGTAGGAGATAACATTTCCTAGTAAATTACCCACAGCTTGGTTGGTTTCTCCGAGGCCGGATAAACCCCTACCAAACATTTCTGGTATATTCGCAAAGAAAGACAGGTAGCTATTCACTGCAGTATCGACTGTCATCAAATTACCGACGTCATCCGCAATGGCGGCAAGGTGATCGACACCGCGCTCGGCGTAAGTCTTTATTGCAGGGCTTTCACGCATAGCTTTTCTCAAAGCGGCGTCAGCCATTTTTTTCTCGACGGTGGGTATGTTACGAGACACGACGCTCTCAGGGATGTTGCTAGCCTTCGCCAGCTTAGATGCCTTTACAGCGTCGTCGGGAGAGAGCGTCCCTGCGCGCACCACACCAGCTTCAGATACGTCTGGTTTCTCAAACAAGAAATTAAATTCGCTTGCTGGGGGGGCGGCAACCTCTTCTCGTGGGGGCGCTGTAGCAGGAGCTACAGCTAACGGATTTTCCGCAGCTCTTTTGTTTGCGTCTTCGTCGAATAAAAAGTCAAATTCACTAGCCATTATTTGAGTGTCTCCCGCAAATATCGAGTAAACAGCTTGACTAACATATCGTCGGTAGGGGCTGTACCGCTGTTGTTAGCTTTGTACACCGCCACAAGGCCACGCCGCTTGAGCGCAGGTATATCGTCAACGCTATCGATATAGAATGACTTCCCTTGACCGGGTTCAAGCTGATACACTCTTTTGCTAGGGTCCCACCCCGGTATATCTACAGCGCCTTCTATAATTAACATATCTGTCCACTCCCTGAGTTTCTCCGGGGGAGCTTTTTTATTAGGGTTTGATGCCTCCCACTCTGTAATTCGACTATCCAGAGCCTCGTTAAACTCCTTAATTTTGGAGTTTAGATTTATGTTAGCCCCTTTCAACGCCTGCGTTACGATCTGCGTGCGCGTGCGCTGACTGCTGGCTGTTTCCGGTTTAGCATTAGCAGCCTGCAGATTAACAAATTTCTGCCAGTCTGTGGGGCTGAGCTTCTCCACATAAGTATTAGTAGTAAGGTCTATTGCGGCTAATGCCTCTGGGGTTAACTTTGTTAGACTTGCGTAAGTCGCGGGATCGGAAATACTGGCAAAACCAGCGCGTGCGTTATCGCTGATTTTTCTCAATATAGCGGCACCCGTACCCAACTCAGCGATGACTTCGGGAGGTATCTCACCAAATTTACCCTCTTGAGCTAAGGCAACAGCTGTAGTTTTCTGTGCTTTTAGACGGGCTGTGTCCGCCCTTCTTTGTTCTGCAAATCGAACTGCAACTTCTGTGGCAGCAGCCTTTTGAGCAGTCTCATTACCGGCGAGGGCTGGGTCGTTGCGAGCAGCTTTTAAAGCCGCTGCCTCGTCTCCGTGGCGGGAAACTGCCGTATTTGCGGCAGTCATAGCAGCCTTATCAACACTGCCGGAAACTATAACTTTCGTTAGTTGATTGTATTCAGCAGAAGATAACACGGCGTCTTCTTCAGTAGCCCCTTGTGACCTAGCTAGTAGTTCATTGGCTCGAACAAAATTTTTCTTGCTGATGGCGGCGTCTATAGCAGCCTTATACACAACGCCTACCTGCCCCTTGATGTATGTTGTTTTCAAATCTCCGTCAGCGTCGTCTTTTAGACCCTTGCTTTCCGCATATGCTGCGGCAGCCCCAGAAGCTATGGAGACCTGTCTAGCAATATCGGAATCGCTGTTCCAAGAACGCGCCGCACCTTGAGCAGCCCCAGTCATATTACTAACTAGTATGCTCTCTTTATATTTTACTGCTTCCCTATCTTGGTGGGCCGCAGACTTAGCCACCACGGAAGCGCGCACACCTTGCAAAACTCTGAGCACTGCTAACCGCTCGTCCGGGTGCATATCCTTTGTATTATACTTCTTATTGAAATCTTCTAACTGTTTCAACGCTTGCGCGGTAGCACCCGCAGCGTCTTTACCCATCTTTTTCTGGACGTCGGTAAGAATACTAACTTCTGCATCAGTGGCGGATTTCTGAATTTCAAGTAAACGAAGCGACAGCGCATCTTTACGGTCGATCTCAGCCTCGGCAAGAAGGTCGCTAGACGCAGCGCCCGAACCCTTAGATACCTGACCCAAGGCGCGAGCTTTTCCTGCGCCAAACACGTCAGCGTCTGGGTTTAGGTTCTGGAACGGCGTCGGCGTGAACTGTGACTGGACAGATCCTACGGCCTGTCCGCGTTGTGCCGGTGTCGGTATTCTAGCCATTATGCGCCCCACCAATCTGCCTTTTTGCCTGCGCTGTACACGCTGCCTGCGCTACTCAATAGAGATCCCGCAAGAGCGAATCCGGGGTTTTGCTGGGACGCTTTGAGCGACGCCAAACCAGCTTCAGCTTGGTAGTTTACGCCCTGCACTTGTGCGGCCTGAACTTGCTGAGCGTAGCGATCTCGCAGTTTCAAGATATCGTACTCACCTTCACCCGCGAGGTCTATCTGCAGGGCAGCAGCCGTAGTTCCAACTGTATCCTTTGCTAGAAAGCCACTAGCTGCAGAGCGCGCTGTGGCTGCGGATTTATCACGTGCGATGCGCTCGCGCTGCTCGTCTTCGGCAATATCACCGTACTGCTGCAACCGCGCCGCGTTTTGCTGCGCGATGGTAGCGTTATTGGCTGCCACTTGAGATTGGTAGTTTGCCTGCGACTTAGCGGCCTGCGATTGCTGATACGCGCTTGCAGCACCCGTTGCTGCGGAGGCTACTGCCGCTATTGCGGCTATTGTTGCAACGGCCATACTTCCCTCCGTATTCCCTGAAACGCGAGGATACCGCCCTTTGAGTACCCGAACTTTTCAAATAATTGAGCGGCCCGCTCGTTGTCCACGCCTGCAGTTATCTCAACCTTAATGTAGTCTACAGCTTTCTCGGTGGCCCACGCAGTAAACGCCTTGACCAACCGAGCTGCGTCAAGGGAGCCGCGCCGATCGGGGTGCGTGTATATAGCGAGTTCTTGGGCAAACAGTGCGTCAAAGAACGGATGCTCGGACGTCTCGCCAATAAACATGGAAGTGCATCGACCGTCGTCTTCGACACGCCCCTGAGCAAACACGCTATCCAGCTCAATGATGTCGTTCAGAATGTATTGCGTTCTGTCGGCATGAAGCCTGTGGCCGGTCTCCGCTGCCATAACAGTAGCGAGGCCAACAATCTGCGGGACGTCCTGCTTTAAGAGAGGGCGGATCATCAGTTACCTCCGATCAATACGTCTGGCACTAAAGCTAGGAGGTTCATCGGCAACGGATCTCGCTGTTGCACGATAACGTAGCCATCTTTATTCCAGCTTGGTGACATTGTAACACCTTTGTCTCCGGTGACCCACTCGGGGGGCTGGCCGTATTGAGAAGGAAGTCCGTATTTAATTTCGCGCATATGGTCCCGGTCGGGTCCGTACCATCCGCCTAGTGTATCCGCAAACCTCAAACTAAGGCGACTAATTTTCTTGTCTCTGCCTTGTATGGTGTCGCCGACGTTGCCGTTGTCTATGCGAAGAGACTGAACCTCCGACGTATAGGGTAGACCGATATGCACCTTGCTAGCGGAGCTAGGGAGCGTCACAGAGCCGTTTGCTATAGTGAGGTCGCGTATGACATAGCCGTTAGCTAGAGCGACCACTGGCTGGCCTTCTAGGTGCCATAAGCCGCCTAGTGTGGTTATAGCCTTACGAACTTCACCGCTTGAGCTGTAAACCTTGAAGGCAGTGCTGTTGACGTCGACGCCGTTGTTCTGAAGTTGGAATGTGTGGGTCGTAGCCCCGGCTACGGTATAGCCGGTCCCCTCAAGCTCAGTGTCGTATGACCACCCGCGAGTAGCAGAGCTGTCCACAACCTTAATACCCGTTATGTCAACAACATCTCCGTTGCTAAACCCGTGAGAAGTTGCGGTGATGACAACCGGATTTGCATTGGTAAAGCCCGTAATCGTTACCGGGTTGTCTAGCGTCAAACCGCTGTCCACAAAGTAGCTGTCTTGCACATCCGATATGTCGCGGCTCCGCATACGCTCAACATATTTAACAGTAGCACCCCCGATAATGCGATCTACGACGTAATAAGTGAAGTCGTCGTCTCCCTCTCGAATAGCGGCAGCAGATCTAAAGTCGCCCTTAGTAGTATGGCGGTGCCACCCAAATACGTTTTGTTCCCGAGAGTACGTCATGCCAAGGAGCACGCCGTCATCCCGCACACACCAGATTATGCTGTGTGGTGCCTGAGCGTATGTCCAGTCAACGATGGTGTCGTTGTCGAACAAGTGGCGAGCCAACACCGACAGATCGTTACCGGCGTAACTGTCGCTCTCAAACTTATATCCTAGATCGCGGACGGCCTGACCCGGCTGCATATAAATAACAATGTCCCCAGCCACGATGGGGGGTAGGCTTGTGGAGCCGTAGTATGACTGCGGCTTAACCTGAATACCGGCAGGGGTAATAACGCCGTCTACGCCCTGAACCAGCCACTCACCACCCGACGTTAAGATTACAAGATCTGACAAAGAAACGTAGTGGCGTATCTCATTGACTTGCCTGCTGGCCAAAGTAACGGTGATCGCGTCGTCGTCTCGCGTTGGGCTGGAGACTGCGAGGTTAGTAAAATGCGCCGTCTGCGTCATCCACACACGCTGTGTGTAGGTGTCGCTGTTACCAAACAGTTTACGCTGTTGGTGATAACCTGCCGTAGACGGAAAATTACCGGACCCCACAAAAGGGTTTCGTGTGCGGGGTGGAGTGTCGTTTACTTCTGGGCCAATATTTACGTCAGTAAAATCAGTCAATTCAGTGCGGCCAATAAAACCAAAGAGGCCGTTATCTTCTCGGTATACGGTGTAGCTCTCCGCATTAGCTGCTGCAGTCCACGCTATTGTGTTATCTGGATCGGCGTGACCGTTTGTGATTTTAACAAACATCGGGAACACGCTGCCCCCGGACGAGTAAGTTGTGTAGTTAGTCGTATTGATTTGAGCCCCGGCGTTGTCAGTAAGCTCAAACGTAGTAGTGCCCTTGTTAGAAACTTTAAACACTTGTCCGTTGGCCTCGGTCATCCCCACTACGCCGCTGATATACACGTCGTCGCCATTTAAAAGACCATGAGATCCTGACGTCGTAACCACACCCGGATCTGCTTTTGTTATAGCGGTAATACCACTACCTACTGCCGGGGCGGTGCCGCGAAGGCTCTCTTCCCCGCTGTCAATATTGGTTGCGGTCACAACGTAGCGGTATGTCGTCGAACCGCCGCTGTTTACCGTGATCCCTAACCCTGTAGGAAAGGCTTGGTCAGGTTGAAAATCTATCTCCGTGCTAGTCCACACATCGTGATCTGTGCGGGCAATATCACGGGGTGCGTAGTCTGGATGCGTAACCGTTAACACGTCCGCTGATTGGACATACTGCAATTCAAAGATGTCGGCGGCGGTGTAGGGCGTGGTCAACTCAAAGACCTTCTGCGCGGTTCCTGCAGATCCATAAGTTGTAAACGCAGTGCTATTTATGTTTGCTCCTGCGTAATCAGTTAGGGCGAAGGTGTTCGTCGTGACACTAGCGGCGCGTAGAAACCTACCGTTAAGCTCTGTCATACCAACGATGCCGCTAATGTAGACGTCATCGCCGTTGCTAAAGCCGTGACTGCTTGACGTGACTACCGCAGGGTCTGCCTTAGTGACACCGGATATGACCTTCGCGCTTCCGGTCAATACCTGACCGCCGTCTTTATAGACACGCATGTACAGGTTACCGAACTCTAAAATGTAAGTCTGAGTGGTGTTGAACTCAAACGGTATTAAACGAACGGCAGTAGATGGTGTCTTAGCTGGGGCAACGTACTCCAAGCCGGGTCGGTTAGTCAGACCTCCATGTACTTGCACAAAGAAATTTTCAGCCTTGTAGACAGAGGACTTGTACTTGTCGATATCAACACGAGCCGCAATAGCATCGCTGACCTCACCCCCTGACAAATTCGCCTGAATAACTTTTGTCATTAAACCCTAGCCCTAATCCAATCTGCGTCTGGTATCGCGGGCTCAATACCTTCATTAGAGTCACTAGCCCATGCGCTGTTAATCACGGCTCGCGCTTGCTGAAACAAGAAATCAGCAATACCGTTGTCGCCTGTCAGCGGCATAGCCATGCGCGCACCAAGGACATAGGAAAACGCCATAACAAACTCCGGGTCGTAGTCTGCGGTATCTTCAGCCCGAAAGGTGTAAAATATTTGTGGGGTTTCTTCGTTACTTAACATGACGCGAGTGTTGTCCGCATTGCGGGCAACCTCAAACTTAATCTTTGGCTGGTCGTCGCCTAACGGGTTCACGATGCCGAGCAGCTTAATACAGTCCGTCGGGTAGGTGTACATGTACGTCCAGTTGCCGGGGACCGTACCGGCCAAAGCTGCTGGTGACGTATACTTTGTGGCGAACACCCACGGATGTTGCCGTAGTAAAGCGTCCCGCGTGTCGTCATAAAGCAGATTGACCTGCTCGGCTTCTGGCGTTGCCTCGGTGATGTCGCTTATATCGTAGCGGTCACCGACGTGCTGCAGCGCCAGCTTGGCAATCTGTACCTTGCTGGCCATCGGATACTACTCCTCAGACTTAACGGAAACGCGGCGAACAGGCTTCTCAACTTTTTCTTCAATAATCTCGATGCCGCGAGTGGGCAGCACTACACTGTCACTGACGTCGTACTCGACGCCGGTACGGTAACGCCGGTTATTGTCGAAGAAGTCAGTGTGAAAAATAACTTTAGGCATAGGTCAATCCTCTTAATAGAGAATGGTGGGGGCGACTAAGCCCCCACCAAACACTTAGTTAACCGAGTCAGGAAGAGCAGTCCAACCGACCGGATCGTAGGTCAAGAAGGCATTGATCTTACCTGCCGTCAACGCCGCAGTTCCGGTTGTAGTAGCAACACCGAGGAACCGTTCGTAAGTTCCAATAGGTAGGGCAACCACAGCAACTGTGTAACCGGCGATTAACGTAGCCTTTGCAACAGGACCGGACGCAAAGTGCTGCGTGGCCGTTCCGTCAACTGCAATAGCAGCCGCTGCGTCAGACAACAGTTTAAAATCGACAGTGGCAGATCCACCCGAAGTTACCGCAGTGTCCACTTGGATCACGAGGTAGATCGGCTGGCCGTTACCAACGTCAGAGGTTGTAGAACCAAGGTCAATGACATCGCCAATAAGGTCGGTGTCAGTGCCCGAGGTGTCGAGTGCGGTGGCATCCGCAAATTCAAGCCGTTCGTCCATAATCATGGGATAGTCCTTTCTATATGGAGCGGATTAGGAAACAGTCGCTTCGTTGCCACGAAGGGCATCGCAACGACGGATCGGGATACCACCCCATGA